TAAATGGATGACGGAATTTTTAACGATAACGGCAACGGTAACGGCAACGGCAACGGCGACGGTCCCAGCGGCGCTCAGAACGCTGCCGTTGCAGCCGCTGCCGCTGCCGCTGCAGCCGCCGCCGCAGCAGCCGCTGCCGCCGCTGCCGCTGCGGCTGGTCATGATGACGAAAGTCGGCGTAACGACAACGACATAGAGTTCACCCCCTTCTTATGTTCTGAAGAATGGCCGGATTCGCCAGGCGATTTCACTCCGCGTAATGGAAATTGTTATGACCCACCAACCCCCCCACCCGGCGGTACTACCTCTAGACCTGCCGAGTTTTATATTACTCTTTCCGCAGAATATATTAGCGTAAACACAAAGACCAACCCAACCGCAGTTATAACTGCAACAGTTTGGAATGCAATAACCAATAGAATGGTTTCCAACACTGGTGGTGTGTGGAATTGGGTTTCTTCAGATATTGATATAGCTTCGGCATCTGGTGGAATTTTTGAAAGTAATACGGTTACCATTACTGGACATAAGGAAGGACAAGTTACGATTTATGCAGAATCATTGGAGCATTCCAATCCAAATACTAACCGATTTGGTGGAAGTAATGTACTTTCTCCCGATGTAGTTGTAGATGTGACATCGGAAGAAGAAGAAGACGATGATCAACCAGAACCCTATGTACCTTGTGATAATGCTTGGCCAAGCGGCCCAGACCCATACAAGCCCCGTAATGGGGTATGTTGGGAACCCCAAGTCATTTCGGATCCGATAAAGTGTACATATTCGTGGCCAGATACGCCAGGCGACTTCGAACCCCGTGGAGGCAAATGTCCCGATGGGCCCAGTACTGGGGGGAAAGACGGTGATCAACTGATTCTTCGTTTGGACCCACCATCTCTTACTTTAACAGAAACAACTAATAATAATAATCCCCAGTTGGGGACAGTAAAAGCTACAATCACACATAAGAATCGTAACGAAGAGGTCGCGGACCCAGAAGAGGGGAGTTATCAGTGGAAATCTTCAAACGAATCAGTAGCTACAGTAACCGCGGACGAAAGTGGTAGAATTGGCACGATCTACGCCCGCGCGACAGGAACTACTAATGTTTGGTTAGAAACTCAATATGAGATATCGAGTATAAATAGACTCGGCGGCAACACACTAATCTCTGATAACACAACTGTTACGGTTACTGAGGAACCTAATCCTTGTCCCAATAAACCCTGCCCGAACTGTGAAGATTGGATTATCCTTAAACCTGACCACCCAAATGGAAACAGAAGGAAATGTTGTTGGGATGATCCAACTTGTGTAGATGGTGAAGAAACCTCATATGAACTTGAATTTGTAGAAGGTGGGAGAAATGAAAGTTCAATTAGTCGGGTAGAATTCCCCAACACAGGTGGTTCGAAGACAGTTAAGGTTCTTATCAAGGACCAAGATGGTAATCAATGGCCTAAATTTAACAAACACTTGAATTGGTCTTTCGGCGATTCTGAAGGAATGCGTGTAGAACCTACGGGTGACCAAGATTCCGCGACAGCAAAGATCACAGCACAATCAAATACAGTTGCAACTGCAGCTAATCGTGAACCACCTGCAAGGGCTGGTACACTAGAAGCCGAGGTACGGGTTGAGAACTTCCTTGGGGCCAACCTAGATTTAGTAATTCAAAATACACTTCCTGTCACCGTTTTGGGGGATTCTTGTTCAACGAAACCCTGTCCACAAAATTGTGGTGAAATGATTACCCTTGATAATAACACAAGGTGCTGCCCTCCCCCCGAAGATCCAAATTGTGTAAACATAACAGAGTGTCCTTGCGATGATCCGTGGCCTGAAGGTCACGCCAATTATCGGGAACCCACTATTACTTGTGGAATTTGTTGTAATCAACAGCGTGACCCCGAAACACAGGAATGTTACTCTACCCCTGAATGTAATTGTGAATACTATTGGCCCGGTACAGAAGATAACTGTAAAAGAGGAGGAGCGTGTTATCAACCAGACGATCCCGTCTATTCGGTTAATCTGGATTGGTCAGGCAATAACAACATAATAGCGCCAGGTGGTACGAACACCATACAAGCTACTATTACCGTTGATGATGGTACTCCACTCTCAACGACCGATGAAGACAAGGACAGATTAGTATGGCAAGTCACTAGTAACAATGCAGGAGTTACATTAACAAAGTCAGCTGATGGAATGTCTGCAACGATCACCGCGCCGGACTTAACGACTTTTGTGACATGTCCTGGCATTTGTGGGGGCCCAGACGATAGAGGAAGTAAGAGCTTTACCGTCCAAGTAACTGATACAAATTCCGACGCAGATGGGCTTCCATCGACCGCAAACGGTGCTGTTTTCTATGAAGAAGGTGGTAGCGTTGATTATGGTCCCCTACCTGCATCTATCCAAATAACATCCGGTGTGCCAGGTGGAACGGATGAAGTCACCTTGACTTGGTATGTGGACCTCAAACTTGAGGTTGGCGAAGCATATTCTCAACTGAGTTTAAAGACCATGTTAAAGGATGCCATTAATGAGGTATTTAATCCCCGTTGGAATTCTTATTATGATCAATCGAGATATGGAAAGACTCTTCTTAATTTTGGTGATAATCACCTATATCAAATTACTGCTTGGAAACGGTCTACTGCTGATTCGAATAATGTAATAGTTCGACTCGCAGAGGAACTTCCAGAACTTCCAGAATCCGCTACGCATGCATTGCGTGTTGTGGCTGTGTCTAGGGAAGTTCAAAATTCTGTTTTTGAATCTATGAGATTTTTCCCCGTTAATACAGCAACGTTAATACCCCAGTTAAGACCATCAGTGCCGACATCTGAGACTACACACACTAACAAAACACATGGAACCTTAGAAGACTTGGTTCCTAGTATTGCGGGTGGTTCAGGATCATTATCCCTTGCAACAACTAGTTCTTATGTGAATTTTGTATCAAATCAAATATTGGAACGATACTATGACATAAATCAAAAGTCTATGGAAATAAATGCAGATTATTCTAATTTCGAAAACTTTGTTACATTTGGATCTGCTCAAAAGAGACTTGATGTCTTTAAGGCTAAGTTGGAAGAAGTACAAAAAATGGTAAAAGTGTCTCCTATAGTAGTTGATGATTTGAATCTTTCTGGTTCATCTGCTGAATCGGGATCATATGATACTGTTTTTGGAACCCTAGTAGTACAGGCGAACGGATCAACATCTTTAACACAAACATCGGGAGATTCTGTAACTTATGATTACTTAACTTCAACTAGAGCGGCCGTAACTGCATCAGTGTCAGGAAAAATCACTGATTTTATTCTTACGTCTGCATTGGTATCGAAAGATATACAAGAACTAATTAGAGGGTTTGATGGATATGAAAAAGATTTGTGGTTTGAGACAGGACGAATTTATTCGGCGTCTGATGCAACTAATTTTGATATAGATAATAAATACAAGGCTGATTATACTTACCCGAAGGTTTTGGGAATACCTCTTAACACATCTGACGCACAATCATCTACTTGGTACGATGAAATGAGTGTTATTGCAACAGATTATGATGCAGATAATAAGAATAGATTAACAGAAAACATTCCAAACTATTTGTTTGAAGATCCGAACTCTGTTGATTTTATAACATTCACTGATTTGATTGGACACCATTTTGATAATGTTAAAATTTATATTAAGAATTTAGAAAACTTATCTTCTCGTTATCCAAAGATAGATAAAGAAATATCAGCACCCATGTCAACGGCTGTTATGGAATCATTTGGTGTAAGTATCCCAAGTGTTTCCAGTGTTGAAAATTTGGTTAGATATGTTACTGGTCATAATACAGGTTCACGGGATAGTACTTATAAACAAATAGCTGATGAATATTATAAAAGATATCTCCATGCTATACCATTCCTATTAAAGTCGAAGGGAACAAAACAGACCGTATCTTCATTGCTTAATGTTTTTGGTGTTAATACAAATTTACTTACTGTTCGTGAAAGCTTTCTTGGAAAATATACTACAATTGAACCTGTTAAAACAACAGTAAATGAACAAGACTTTAGTTTGAATTTCAATAGTGGTTCGTATTTAACCGTTCCATTTTCATCAAGCTTGAAGGAACCGAAAACTGTACAGATGAGATTTTCATTATCTGACGTTAGAACTCAGACAGTAATGAACTTTGAACCTTCAGCTTCATATAGATTGAATGCTGTTGTACACCCTTCGTCTTCTCAAACATATTATGCAAATTATGGTCGCCTTGATTTGATCTCAGGTTCGGTACAGGGTAGTCATCCCGATTCTGGTAGCATGATTTCAACTGATTATTTCGATCTTTTTGATGAAAATCCCGTCAGTTTACAATTAAAATATGGTGGTGGTGGTGTTAAACTTGATGTTAGAAAAATAGAAAATGAAATAGTATCATTTACTTCATCATTAACAGAAACAGCACCCAGTATGAGTGCTGATTGGGGATCATTGTCGGATCTTTACATCGGACACCCAGCTCCCTCTGCAAGTGTTGGATATATTAGTGCTAGTTTGGATGAGTTTAGATTGTGGGGAGAACAGATTAATGATGGAAAGTTTGTTGAATTTGCAGAGAACCCAGGCATGTTTGCAGGAAACACTTACACTTCTTCATTACAAGAACTTTTTGTTAGGTTGTCATTTAACTTACCCACAGACGTTTCTTCTAGTGGATATGTGGTCAATGCTTCTCCGTATGTCAGTAAGTCTATAGGACTTGATTTAACAAACATTTCTAGTAGTAAGTTTGTTGCTGGAACCTCTCCACTATACCAGCATCAAAGAGGTATTAGAACAACAATGGAGAATTCATATAAGGTGGGGGCTCGCACACCAACTACTGATATGATAAGAATTGCACCAGAACCTCCATTGTCTGGTGCCTTAAGTATGACTAGTCCGTTAGTACCGATTAGTAAAAAATTCGCATCAAGTAGTGTGGGAAGCACTCAAGTAGATATGTCTATTTCTCCAGTTGATGCTGTGGATCGGGACATTATACGTTCATTTGGAAACTTTAATTTGGGAGAGTTTATTGGGCGTCCAAGTGATAGAGACAGTGATACTTATCCACTATTAGATGACTTAGAAAGGACATTTATAAGAGATTTAGCACCAACTATAGATTATAATTCTTTTGTTAGATTTTTTGATAAATTTTTACATCTATTCACTGAAGTTGTGAAAGAGTACATTCCCGCTCGGGCAAATGTTACGGATGGAATTGTTATTCGTGCTCCAATTGTGAACAGATCTAAAATGTCTGAGTTTGGTCGTTATGGCCCATTCAGTTCAATGAGAAATAGAGGTATCGCGATAGACGGAGAGGTGACACAGAGAACGAAGGATATGATTACTTCTATAGACAAGGATGTAATTAAATCGTTTGATGTTCCCATTGCTGTTACTGGTTCATTTAATACAGAAGTTCAAGCTGACTATAGTTCCCTTGATGCTAGTTTAAGTTTAAATCAGTTTACAGCTGTAGCACAAACAGGATCTAAACTCCTTAATGCATCGGTTGTATATGGATATGATTTAAATCAAACGGGTAGTAATTTTGATGTTGATCTGGTTCGACCCAAGAAGGAACAGGGAGTTCACCCACTATTCGCAGGTAATCCAACCGCGAGTCTAGCATCAACTACAACAGCATCTGTTTCTCCAGTTCAGAATGGAGCATTATCATTTAGGCCAGTGGATGATTTTACAACATCTAATATAGAATCTTATAGTTATTTTGCCCAAGCTAATGGTTTTGCTTATATGGATGATATTAAATATGTGCCAGTTACACAATCTTGGATGATGACGCAACCCAACGTTGTTGGTGATTGGTCTTCTGGTACCTCTTATGTGTTGGGGGATGTTGTTACACAACCAGTAGGAACCAAAGATAATCGAACCGAATCCTCCACTTCAGGAAGTGAATTATCAGAAACTGGAAATCAGTTTGTATTTATTAATAGAGGATATCCACAAAATACTAAAGTTAAAAGTATACATCCACCACAACTAGACACGGTAAATTGGACACTATTAAAATATCGGGGACAATCATATCAAAGATTAGTTAGAATGGCATATGTTGGTGGGAATACTGAGAATGTTTCTGTGTTAAAAAATATAGTAATTCCGGGCCACAAGGTAAGTGGTACAGGAATTCCGGCCGGAGCGACTATACTGACAGTTACCCCAAGTACATCTTCAAGTTTATTTGAATTATCTGCAAATGCTACAGATACTAATACTGTAGCAGAATTAACACTTACAGACGAACATGACAATTCTTTTGTAATCATAGCTTCTATTGCAAATACTGATGCAACGGTAACTCATACTGCGAGATATGATTCAGTTGCACAAGAATATGGTACGGGTACAAGAAAACACTTTAGATTTTATAGAGAGGATTCGATAGGAGCTAGAAGAAGAACATACGAGGGAACAGTAAATACAGAAACAACTACGGTAGATTTTGGACCCCCATTTGAAACATTTGATATTAATGTTAATGTTATTCAGGTGGGGTCGCCAACGCCACGTGATTAAAAAGGAATTAGATAATACTTATATTAGAACCCATAGGAGACATTAAATGGCATATCTTGACAATACTACAATTACAGTTGATGCTGTTCTTACCAAAAAGGGTAGAGAACGGCTAGGGCAGGGACGATCAGCTTTCAGAATTTCTAAATTTGCAGTATCGGATGATGAAATTGATTATTCATTATATAATACGGCCCACCCATTAGGAACAAATTATTATTCAAACATTATTGAATCTATGCCTGTTCTTGAAGCAATCCCAGACGAATCTCAGACAATGCGTTATAAATTAACATCTATGCCCGTTGGAGTTAAAAGAGTTCCTGTACTTAGGGGTTCTGGGTTGCAAGTCTCCAGCATTTCATTGGATTCGCAGACTGAATCTTATACAATTGTACCAGAAACCGTTGTATTTCAAACGTCTGGTGGATCGCCTGATGCATCTAAACAATATGATCGCACTCAGGGATATACTATAATTCTGTTTGATGAAGAGGCTGCAACCATTGAAGTAAAACGGGGTACAGGAGTTGGTACACCCACCCATGCTGGATTAGCAGTTGATCCTGTTCTTAATTTTTCATCAACGGTTGTTAGATCTGGTTTTGAATTCACAATTGTACCAAAGAATGTACTTACACAAAGAAATACAAAAGTTACAATTTTTGGTAATGAGAGTGGAGTTACAAAAACCATTTCCATGACGATCAATCCCACAACATAACAAAATCAATTAATTTGAGGTAAAAAATGGCAAATATTTACAAAACTATTACAGCAGATGACCGGAGCTTTCAAGCAACGGAAACTGCTACTGGTCTGTGGTCGGGGGATACTGGGTCGTTAACTACATTTTACCACTCCGACACACAAATAGCAAAAGCTAATTCAAAATATTTTATTGATGTTTATAAAGACGATCCAGATTCAACTTCTACTGCAACGTCTCAATTTTCAATTGCATATGGACACGTTTCTGGTGCTGGTTCTCCAACACTGACCCAACAGGACACATCAACGTTAGCCACTAAGGCAGTATATCTTCAGATGAAGAATCTTCTTTTAGATGACACTGAACAGAAATTTACCTTTAATGGTACTGCTCCCCATACGGCTTCAGGCGATCAGATTTATGCGATCTCTTTTGCAAGATCTCGTTTTAAGGGATATGTAGATCCCGGCCAATGGCAACTTACTCTGAGTGGTTCAACAGGCAAACATACGTTCATTGATGATAGTTTACAGACTCTTGGTACAAGGATCTCATTTGCTAAAAACGGATTAGTCTTTAATGTTGCTACTGGTTCTCTTTCTGGCACCAGTGGAAGTACTGTTTTAGGATTAACATCTTCTGTTGCTCCAAATGCTGGATATGGGTTTGGATTATTTTATCCCCAGAAGGGAATTATTATTTTAAATGCGGATGTAATAGATTCTCATGTTGGATTTTCAAAACGGACAGGAACCGTTGGACAAGTGGAAGCAACGAATCTTACCCCAGGCGAAAATACAGCTTCGGCCGCAACCTTTATTAGCGCTTCTGACGCCACATGGCTCCCCAGCTCAGTAGACGATGGAATGGGCCCCCGAGCGCCGTTCACTGGAGCACTAGCAGGATCGTCCGGTACCTATTATGAACAATATAATTGGCACGGGCTGTGGAAATCCATAGTACAGGGTGGTAAGTTTCAAGCACGTTCTGCTGAAATTATTTCTTCTAATCACTATTTCTTAAGACTTGGTAACAGTCAATTTAATTATTCAAACAATCCAACATTTGCTACTGGATCAAATGGTCAATTGACCAATCAAGACTTTGAAAATAATCCTAAAGTTTTTGTAACAACTGTTGGGTTGTATAATGATTCAAATGAACTATTAGCTGTTGCTAAACTGAGTCGCCCATTAGAGAAATCATTTTCCAAGGAAGCTCTGCTTAGAGTCCGTCTGGATTTTTAATTGGAGGTTTAGATGTCCGTCTTCAAAAAATTGGCGGCTGGAGATCATTTTGTTGATTCTTTTGAGGTTAATTATAGTCAAAGTTATTCTTGGATTTCCGGTTCAGCAGGAACAAACGGTCAATACTCCCCAACATCTTCTCTGAGTGGTTCGGGCTTTAGTATTAATTTATCTAGAGAACCCCCTTCAGATTACCCAGGTAGAAATCTTGAAGATGTCGATGATGATTCAGACGTAGAGGCATCAAAAGGGGGAATTACTGACGGTAATTTTTATTCATATCCATTATATAATACCACCAAGAGATATTTTTATGTTGCAGAAGATGTTGGAAAAGATGGTTCATCATGGTTTCGAACCAGATATAACGATTTAGATCTTAATGCTGATGATGGCGCGGGTCATTATAGTTTTAATACAGTTGGCGGAAATGATGTATCAGCAGGCACCCTGACAAATGCTGGTCTTAAAGGCGCAGCGTCACTATTAATTCATAAAACTGGTGTACATGCAAACACAGATTATTCATCTCGTTATGAAGCGGTAACAGTCGGCGACATAGTAACATATAAAATTTCTGATCGGAGATGGTATAAGTATAAAATTATTTCAGTTGACACATCTCCCACTGGTATGGCCAATAGATATAGATTTGGAATTGAACTCATAGATTCGGATACTTCTGATGGAACTGGTAATCTTAGCTATACTGCTAAGGCCGCGGATGCTAGATTTACTTTCACTGGCCCCGGCGGAAATATTTATGATTTTTATCCATCCGGTTCAATGTTTGTATGGAACATTCCTTCAAATGAGATGGGTGAAGGCATTAAACGAGATACATTTAAAATTGAATTGGATGCAAATACTTTAAATGTTCAAGATGATGGTGATGGAAAGCTTAGATTAAATGGAACGGGTTCTGTTATTGGTAACATTTTTTATGAACAGGGAATAGCCACTGTTCAACAAAATATGACGGCTAGTACTCATTTAATATCTGAAGATGGAATTTCTATAACTGGGTCTGCAGGAGTCACATCTTCTTTTCGATCAACTGTTAATATTTATGAACATAGGATAGGTTGCAAGATTAAACCATCAGAATTTAATACAACATTTAATCCAACAACTTTTCATAGCGCTTCGTCCGGTACAGGAAGTTATAGTGATCAAATGTTTAGTGGTTCAACTTTACCCTATGTGACAACGGTGGGATTGTATAATGATGTTAATGAATTGTTGGCAGTGGCTAAACTATCACACCCAATAATTAGAACGAAATATACAGATCAAACTTTTGTTATTAAGTTTGATGAATAACGGAGAAATTAAATGTCGGAACTTTTAAAGAAATATGAAGAATCTACATCTCCATCGGTTGAGAGTGCACGAAAACAATCAGAGGGAGATCAATCGACCGCTGTTAATTTTTTTGATATAGAACAGACATATCAAAATAATTTTACAACAAGAGATAAAGGTAATAAAACGGTAACACTTTCCAATGCTGATAACGATACGGCTGGAAATTTCACAGATCCAGCATTAGAACACTATAATCAAGAAGTTACAGAATTGGCCAACGGACACCATACATACAATAGATCAGATGCTGATTCACATTATGTAAATAAAAATTTAGGTTCGCCTGGAACAACTTATCAATCTACTACTGACAAATAATAAAGGTTACAAATATGTCAATTACACCTCGTAGCCGTAAGGCTAAGGGGAGACGGTTACAACAAGAAGTATGCAATTTATTGTTAGAACAATTCTCCCACCTAGAACAAGACGATATCAAGCCAGCTATTATGGGAGAAAGTGGTGAAGATGTAAAACTTTCCCCAGCTGCCCGCCGATCCATTCCCTATTCGTTTGAATGTAAATCCCAAGAAAGACTTAATATCTGGCAAGCACTGAATCAAGCTGACGGCAATAGTAAAGGTCACGAACCTGTTTTGGTCTTTAAACGAAACAGAAGTAAGGTCTATGCGGTTGTTGAATTCGATCATCTTCTAAAGTTGTTGGAATTAAACAACAATCAGTCATCAGACACTTGACAAATCCCACAAAACCTTGTAGCTTATCTACATGAATGATATATTACTGTCCATAGAAAGTGTTATTGGGTCATCTACGAAATCAACCAAAGACGAACGGTTGTTTATTTGCCCATTTTGTTATCACCACAAACCAAAATTATCCATAAACTTTGGAAGGCGAATAGGTTTTTGGAAGTGTTGGGTTTGTGATGAGAGTGGTAAACGATTTTCTACACTTTTATACCGTCTTGGATATTCTCGAAAAGAAATAAAAGATGTTCTTCAGGACCATGAAGATTTTTCTTATAAGAAGGAACACAAAGATGAGAATACTAGAAAGATTTCCTTACCTAGAGAATACAAACCCCTTTGGCGACCAAGTGGGGGTTTTGAATATCCCAATGCTATTAAATTTCTTAAAGATCGTGGTTTAACTAAATATGATATCTATCGGTATCAGATTGGTTATTGTGAGGATGGTTTATATAAATCACGGATTATCATTCCTTCATATGACGAAGAGATGAAGTTAAATTACTTTGTTTCCAGATGTTATTATGATTCCCCGATTAAATACAAAAACCCCCCAGCATCTAGAAATAATATTATATTTGAAAATTTAATTAATTGGAAGATGCCTGTGGTTTTGGTCGAGGGAATGTTTGATGCAATTGCTGTGAGAAGGAATTGTATTCCGTTGTTGGGTAAGATTATGTCTGATAAGTTGAAACAGACTTTAATTAAAACCAAGCCACCTGAAGTTTATGTAATGTTAGATAGAGATGCTCAAAAAGAAGCTATGAAAATTGAACAGTATTTGAAATCTTTTTATATAAATGCTAAATTGGTTATACCAACAGATAAAGATCCTAGTGATTTGGGTTTTGAAAAATCATGGGAAGTTATTGGTGATGCAATTAAAAGTACCTTTGTGGATCTTGTTGGTACGAGGTTCAAAACCGTATAATATATGAAAATAATTGATGTTAAATTTGATAAGTTAAATAGAGTAGTACATTTAGCGGATATTCATATTCGTCTTTTTAAAAGACATGCTGAATATAAAAGATCTTTTAGAAAACTCTACAAGGAATTAAAACAATTAGATCTAGATCAAGGTGTAATTGTTGTTGCAGGGGACATTCTACATGCCAAACTGGATATGTCCCCAGAGATGGTTGCATTAACTTCAGATTTTTTGACAAGTCTTGCAAAAATAGCTCCCACATTAATCATTGATGGGAATCACGATTTAAATTTATCCAATCCACATCGAATGAACAGTCTGTATCCGATCATCAACAATATTGATCATCCAGATTTACATTATCTATCTGAAAGTGATGTTTATAGGGTAGCGGACACAGAATTTGCTGTATTTTCAATTATAGATGCTTATTCTAATCCTGAAAATTGGCCAAAGGCAGAGGACATGACGGCTAAAACAAAAATAGCTTTGTATCACGGACCTGTTTATGGAGCAAAGACGGATACAAATTATATGATTAGTTCTCGTCACGTTGAGGTTGGTGAATTTAATGGATTTGATGCTGTTATGCTTGGTGATATTCACACACACCAAGTTATGCAAAAAAGGAATAAATCACAAAAAAAACCAATTATTGCATATGCATCTAGTTTGATTCAACAAAATCATGGTGAAAAATTATTTGGACATGGATATAATGTTTGGGAATTGCCATCTTGTAAGATGCAGTTTTGCGAGTTAGAAAGTGATACAGGATATGTTACCCTAGAAATAAAAAGTGAAGATTTAAATAAATTAGTTATACCCGATAACCTTCCGAAGAATCTTCGATTACGGTTGTTTGCTTCGAATATTGAAAATACCAAACTTAAAAAGATTATTGCTGTTATAAGAAAGAAATATAAATTATTAGATATTAACATAAATCCAAGTAAACTTGATCCCCAAACACTAACATCACAAACAGAAAGATTTGATACAGGAGATCTTAGTGATGTTAATGTTCAGAATTCATTAATACAAGATTGGATACTTTCTAATTATCCAACGATATCTGAAGAAACCGTTGAATCGGTTGTGGAGATTAACAAGCGGGTAAATGGATTAATTAATTATTCAGATCAATCTAGAAATATTCATTGGAAACCTCTTAAATTTGAATTTTCAAATTTATTCTCTTTTGGTGAAAATAATGTTATAGATTTTACAAATATGTCTGGTACTAATGGAATTTTTGCTCCAAATGCTAGTGGTAAAAGTTCTTCTATGGAAGCTCTTAGTTTTTGTTTATTTGACAAGACTCCAAGAGCATTCCGTGGTGATCATATTATGAACATTAGGAAGAAGAGTTTTGATTGTAAATTAGCGTTCGATGTTAATGGTGAGGTTTATGTCATTAAACGAACGGGGAAGAAGAACAAAAAAGGAACAGTTAGAGTAGATGTAGAGTTTTGGAAAGAGAATGATAATGGCACCAAAACTATTTTAAATGGTGAAGATCGTTTTGATACCAATGCAAACATTCGTTCTATTGTCGGCACATATGAGGATTTTATTTTAACAACCCTATCCGGTCAGCATGGAAATTCATTGTTTATTGATAAGTCTAATTCAGAAAGAAAAGTTCTTCTTAATCAATTCATGGGTTTGAATATTTTTGAACAATTAGAACGAGTTGCTAATGAAGAAAGTAAAGAACTCTATGGAGTTCTAAAGAAGTTTTCTAGAGAAGATTTTACAGAACAATTGGTATCATTGCAGAATGACATAGAAACTCATAATATTGAATTGTTGGAAGTTCAAACTGAAATTGATGATTTTGATAGAGAGATAGAGGGCTTACAGGTTGAAATGGAAACTCTTTCATCTGAAAGAATTAAATTGCCTGTTACAAATATGGATAGGACATCGTTGGCAAAGTCCAAAAAATCTTTTATTAAGAAAAAAGACCAAATTGAAAAAAATATTGAGGTGTTGGTTTCTCAGTCTAATCTAACTAAAGACAAAATTGATTCTCTGGAATCTAAATTGGATAAGCTTGATGTTGATGAACTAGAAGAGATATATGAAAAATATCAAACTTATGAAAAAGATATGGTTAAGTTGGAACAGGAATACAATTTGTTAACAACTTCTATTAACAATAAGCAAAATACAATTAATCAAATTTCAAAGTTTAAGCACAATCCAGACTGTGAGATTTGTATTGAAAATAATAAATCAAAATTAGAGCAAATACATAAAATTGATGAAGAGATAAAAACATTTTCAAATAAAACTTCTACATTGGTCATTGATATAGAAGAATGTAAAAATGAACTTCTTAATTTAAAAGATAGTTATGATTCATACCTGACAACAGTATCTATGATGAAGGTTTTGAAGGATCACACTTTAAGTTATGACACTTCTAAAAATTCTATTGATAGGTATAAAAATCAGATAGCGGTTATAGATTCCGATATAAAAGAATGTATACAAAATATAAATCAGATTGATGAGTACAAGGAATCTTTAATAAAGAATAAAAAAATTGATGATAGTATTTCTAAATTAAAAAAATCAAAATCTACGATTAAAAAGAGCATCGCTAAATTAACTACCAGTAAGATGGAAATACATTCTGATCTTAAGGTTAAAGAAAATAGTCGTTCCTTCATTATGGAACAGTTGGAAGAGATGACTAAGATTGAAAGAGAGTTTGAAGCGTATCGTTATTATATGGAAGCTATCAATAAGGATGGGTTGCCGTATAAGTTAATTTCAAAAACCATACCAAGTATTGAGGCTGAGATCAATTCTATCCTTTCACAGATTGTTACATTCTCTATTGCTTTGGATGTGGATGGTAAGAACTTTGGTGGTAGAATTGTTTATGACCATGAGAGATCATGGCCGCTTGAGAACTCGTCTGGCATGGAGCGGTTCATTAGTAGTCTTGCGATACGAGTTGCTTTGTTAAAAGCTTCTAATTTGCCCAAGTCAAACTTTCTTATAATTGATGAAGGAATGGGTAGTCTTGATACAGAATTTTTGCATGGAATGCAATTGATGTTTGATTTGTTGAAAAGTCAATTTGATTTCGTTATTGTTATCAGTCACTTAGATAATATTCGTGATATGGTGGATAATATTTTAGAAATTAGGAGCACTAATGGTTATAGCCATATCAACATATTAGGTTAATTTGATACTTATTTAGTAGGGAACTTTTACATTTATAAATTATGGCCAGAATACTTAAAAAACCACTTAAACAGAATCTTTTTAAGATACCTGTTTTAATTGAAGATACTAAACATTATTCAGAGTATTTTGAGGTATCTCAATTAAATAGAATTTTTCATGCTGGTAAGAACGGATTTTTAATTCGTGGAAGCCGGTTTTTACAGAAAGGTACTGAGATTTCAATTGAAGTATTGGATAGATATGGCAATTCTGTTTTTGTTACTCCCGTTGCTAACTATACTGAAGCTGGTTCACGATTAGTATCCGTTGAAATCTTTGAAAAAACACCGCCGGGGCCCGGAAAGCTCATTATTTTGGGAACTGCTAATAAACATTCTGATGGACGAAGTATAGTTCCCCGATGGCGTGGAAAGCCAAATGTTCGTTGGGTTGTTCCAATTCAAATTGAACCAACGAATCAAAATACTAGTCAAATACGTTTATCAAATGATCCGGTAGCGGTTGTCACTCAACAGAGTTTTCTAACCACTCGTATTGATAAGACAGTCAAGGTGGATATGGGTCCGGGCCAACCTACCGTTGATAAATGGAACCGTGAAACCGCTGGGCCCCACACAGCCTCTTTACAATATAATTACGAAGGTCATAGATCAGATGGTTACGCAATTACTATGATGAGTAGGAGTGGTGCACCATTACCGTTTTTTGATACAGTAAATACAGATGGATATTTTACAGGTTCAGTTTCTAAAAGAATAATTGAGTCGTCTTCACTTGGGACAATAACTGTTGTTTCAAATCCCGTTACTGCAAGTGTTAGTATGTCCCTTGACAAAATTTTAGATGAAACAATTGCTATTACAACAACACCAATTAAATTTGACGATGGGACTGATTATCTTAATCCAGTTTTAGCATCTGGTTCTTATGAAAGAGTGGTATCGGGAAGTGGAACCTCTAAACAAACAATTGAACAATATACTTCTAGTGTAGTATTTGAATATGTTTCCGAATCTGTGGCTAGAACTCAGTCCACATCTTCTGTTATAAATTTTAGAATACCAAAGATACAAACAAGTACTGGTGAAATTTCAAAGGTTAAAATTAGCGCAAAAGAATCAAACAAAGCTATTACAGCATTTCGACCATTTGCAGAATTTGTACCAACCGAACGAAATTTAATTACATCCTCTACCGACATAGGAGATTTATCAGCTGGAACATTCCCGGCAACATCTATTTTAGATGATAACTGGTTTGGAGCTTTAATCACCGATCTTGATGGAGATTTTAACCAACCAGCGTATGAAAATAGTGGTTCTGGATTTACAGCATCTTTGGTGGTACCAATTGTAACTTCATCAGAAAATATTCTTGAAGGATTCCACGCGGACCATACTTCAAGTGTTGTGCCGTATTTTGTTGGAACAAAAAATCACCATCAACTTTACAGAGATACCGAATATACTTTAAGATATACCGCAGTTTATACGCCAACTCATGTTACTAGTTCTAATAATTCTGCTGTTGCAACATATTCAACTACAAATAGTGGATCAATACGAACATTTTTAACTAGAATTGGAAGTGGTTCTGATGCAAGAACTAGTTCATCTGTAGCTAATAATGATAATGATGAACCAAGGGAAGTGGGGTCAATTTCAAAATATGGTTTATTGGTTGATAAACTTATTGCACAAAAACGAGATAAATCTTTATATGAACGGGAAGTAAATTTTAAAGTACCAAGAGATGGGGTATCTTATTTAAGATTCAAGATTGATGGTGGATTTTGGCATTTTGGAAATATTGAAATTACGCCGACTGTTGAGAAGGGATATCATCCAGATGAAATTATTTTCGATGCAGATGCCGCTGGTTTAGTTAATACCACAACCGATTTTAGGGTTCAGTTTTTAAATTTTGAAGACAACCCTATTGACCATGAGATTATAGTTCCGAATTTCCATGTTTCGAGTAGTAGATTAGTTAAGTCTTTAAAACTATCATCAGACATATCATCATTTACCTTTGGCGCAGCAGGAGACATTCTTGGTGAAGAAACAGCTTCTATAACTGTGACATCTACAAATATTCTAAACCCTGCCTCGATTTCAATACAAGGATTCACCTCTTCATATGGTCCAGTAACTTCATCCTTCTTCAGCGATACTGGCTCTGTAGAGTCGGGGACTGCAGGATCATTTGACATATATTATACAGCGTTCGGAGAACAATCGGGGTCAAATGATGCTTATACATCTTCCCTTCGTGTTACAGCAACAGCAGATGGAGTTTCTGATAGTATAGATGTTACAAGAGCTTCAGCTGGGGGTCAGGGTGGCCCACCGGGAGCTGCTGGTACAGATTCAAAAACAGTGAATTTAACTTCAAATTACTATGTGGTCGCATATAACGACTCTGGAAGTATGCCAACACCTAGTGTAGATGTAGATGTCGGACTTACTGCATCCGCACAAAATTTTGTCGATCCGTGGTTTAAATTTACAGGTGATGGGATTAGTGATGAGACTGAATATATTGATGGTAATAATATTGCAGGTAGTGGAACTGATACCTTTATATGGCCCGTACCAGCTGCTTATTTTAAAGATCCTCAAACCGTTAAAGTAAGCATACAAGAGGGATCTTCGGGTGGTGAGGTTGCTTATGACTCATTAAGCATAGTCGCAATTAGACCGGGCGCCGATGCAACTACGGTTATACTTACCAATGAGGCGCATGCCATACCCGCAGATAGTGATGGAGTGGTGACATCATATGCCAATTCTGGTACGGACATTAAAGTTTGGCAAGGTGCCGCGGCTTTACCATATGATGATTCAGATCCGTATACTTCGGGATCATTTAGAGTTTCAGGTTCGGGAACTAATATAACACCTAATCCTTACCCATCAACCGTTTCTACATATATACGGCAATATGAGTCCGCATCTAGTATGCCTGATAGTCAAACTAGTGCTTCGATTGCATATACGATAACCGTGACAGATATGTCTGGAACTTCAACAGATTATACAAAAGTTCAAACTTTTTCAAAAACATCAGCTGGACCTCCTGGCCCCACTGGCCCAACTGGTGCTGGTATTATTTTCCGTGGAGCGTGGTCCCATTCGGTGTCTCCAGCAGTGCAGTATACATCCAGTGCTACAAGAAAAGATGTTGTTCAACATGGTAGTACTTATTATGTTGCTAATGCTACCCATGCATCTACTAACAACACAACATCTGGAACTGGTAAACCACCAACAGATCCACCGTGGACTTCTTTTGGAGAAACATTTGACGCTATAGCTACGGATCTTTTATTCACACAAGATGTATATGCTAATAAAACTATAAATGTAGGTTCATCTGCTAGCACTCCAATAATTGCATTAAATGCTGATTCTGGATCAACAGGAGCATATGAGAATCCTTATATTTCTATTGGTCAGGGTCTTAGTCAAGGTTGGAAATCTGGTAGCGGTGGGATCTTTTTAGGATATCATGGTGGAAAAGCTGCACTCTCTATTGGAGGAACTGGTGGATTTATAGTTGATGAGAGTGGAAGTGTGACTGCATCGGCTGCACAACTTAGTGGATCAATATCCTCATCTGCTGGTGCAATAGGTGGGTGGGAAATCGGTTCTACTTACTTAAGAACCCTAAATAACCCTACACATTTTGTCATAGATTCCGACAATGCTTCACTATCTATAAATTCTTCAACCTTTGGAGTTGATGGCATACAACTTCAATTACATGATGACACAGCCGCGGGGAGTCGCCCAAGATTCTTTGTTGGAAATTCAACTGGTAGTTTTTTCAAATTTGAAACTAGTTCTTCGGTGGCTCCGTTTGGTGCATCCGCATTGTCAATCTCATCATCTAAGTTTAGTCTTACAGCTGCAGGACAACTAACCGCCTCAGATGCCCTATTCACAGGTATCACTGTTGTTTCAGGATCTTTTCTTGGAACTCAGATTGCTGATACCACTCAGTCGATCATGATTGGACCAACACGATTTAGAACTAACACTGCCGATCCAGATTTAACCAAACAACTTGTAGTTGATTATACTACTATAAAATCTCACCGGATATATAGTGAAGCTCTCAGTGGAACTCCTTATGATGTCGTTCTTGGTACATATAGTACTGACCACTGGGGACATTTATGGCAATTAGTTTTGGATCAATCGTCTGGGTCGGTGGGCATTGGTACTAATTTTAGGAATAATTCTACTGGAGGAACCCAATCCACACCCAGAGCTAAGTTACACATTTCTGGTTCATCTGCATTCCCCTCACAATCTCTATTGTTGGCAGGATCGGGAAGTAACGATGTATTACTTGTTGAGGCTCCATATGGGGTCGGTGGTCAGGTTGGTATTAATACGGTAAGTCCCGACTCTACATTGCACATGTATAAATCAAGTGGAAATACACAATTACACATACAATCTGTATCTGCTGGAGATCCTACGATCAAGATGACGAGTGGTAATAACAGGATTGGTGTGTTCAATTTCGAAGATGGTAGTACAACGGCACAGATCCATCTTGATCACAACACAGGAAAATTCCATTTTAGGGCGCATAATTCGACTGTTGATGATATGACTATCAGTGAAAATACAACATATATTGCAGGCAACACCGCTGTCGGCCACACGGACCCGATCAGTAAATTTGAGGTGAGGGAAGATGGCGGCCCTGTGTTAAGCCTCACAAATTCAGATGCTTCGATTCTTGATGATAACCAGTTCGGATACCTGAATTTTTATTCCAATGATGATTCCACCAATTCAAAGGGTGGAGTCGCTGGGATCGGGGTGTACGCAGATGCTGACTATAACACAGGCGACACTCCTGCCCGAATGGAGTTCTATTGCCATAGTACGGGGGCTAACGATGGGACCGTAAAAGGAAACCCCAGCCTACGGATGAGCATTGCCGCCAATGGCAACGTCGGCATCGGCGTGGCGATTCCATCTGAAAAATTGCATGTAGATGGCGACATAATGGTGAGTAATGGTAGAGGTATTAGAGGATCGGATAGTCATGAAAGAATTAATTTTCATAATACTGATGGTATCCAGATGTATACAAGTAATACGCTCGCCCTCGCTCTTGCAGCTGATCAAAATGCTACATTTTCAGGATCAGTCACAGCCAACGCTGGTGTCGTAGTAGATAACATTACAATAGATGGACAAGAGATTGATGTAAGTTCTGGTGATCTAACACTAGATGTGGCAGGAAATATCTATCTTGATGCTGATGGTACATACATTTATCTCCAAGATGCCACAACCTCCGTTGGACTTTTCAAGTTAACTTCATCAGATTTTTATATAAAATCTGTTGTTTCAGATAAGGATATTATATTTCAAGGCAACGATGGCGGTAGTGGAATCACAGCCCTTACCCTTGATATGTCAGATGCAGGGACCGCTACGTTTAATAATAACCTCGTTGTCTCTGGTACCATAGAGGCTGTAGGACCAGTTACCTCATCACAAGCCGTTCTTGTACCAACTGGTGGTAGTGCTACTGCACCAACGGTGGTATTTGGTGACGGAAATACTGGATTTTATGAATCTGGTGATAACGATTTATACTTCACTGCTGACGGCACCGCGACCATGATTCTTGAAGAAAATGCGTTTTATGGTGCAATTTCGATGGGACCAAAAATGGTCAGGGAGACGCCTAGTACAACTAATCCCGTTTTTTGTTTCAATAGTGATGAAGATACTGGTATTGGTAGAGCAGGTGCAAATACAGGATCGTTGGTTGCGGGCGGCGTCAATGCATTGAACTGGACCAACGCTGGCCGTGTCGGCATCGGCACGGCGAATCCTGCGGAGAAGCTTGAGGTAACTGGAAATATAGCCCTCACGGGCAATCCAGATGCACAGCGTTTCATAATGATAAATGAAACGAACACTGGAGAAACAGCACTTCATATACAAGCGGGCGCAGGATCAGCGGCATATGGTGGTGGAATTTCCTTATTTGGTCACGCTCACGATTCAAGGGCTGGATATGTAACTGCGGGTATCTCTACTGGTTCTGGCGGTAAGTTCACAGTCAATGCTTCGGGTATTGCAACTGGTGCAGATGTATTCACGGTAGATGCTTCGGGTAATCTTGTGACTACTGGCGGCGCAATCTTTAACGAAGATGGTGCTGATGTAGACTTCAGGGTAGAGAGCGATGGTGAACAGTATATGATCTTTGTCGAAGGCAGCACGGATCGAGTCGGCATTGCTGACAATAACCCAGGTTACACATTAGATGTGGGCGGAACCATTTATGCAGATACAGATGTGATTACAGCATCTGATATTCGATTAAAGAATCTGGTCGGTCCCGTTACCAATGCACTTTCCACGGTCAATAAATTAAATGCTATTCGATATACTTGGAAAGATGATAGAGAAACGGGACAACAAATTGGATTCTCTGCACAAGATGTTCTTGAAGTGGTACCAGAGGTGGTTCGGGGAAGTGAAGAAGATGAATATGCGATTTCATATGGTAAGTTGGTTCCTGTACTGGTCGAAGCTATTAAGGAATTGACCGCAGAGGTAGAAGCCCTAAAGAAGAAGTTGGGGGATTAGTAGATGGCAACTCATTTAAGCGGTTCGGGAGGGACGCCATTGGCGGGCCATGTTGGTACCAACCTTGGTAAAAGCGGCCCCGTCAAACTTACAGAATTACAGGCCAAAGCATCCGGCCAGGGATCTACCGCTGGGGCACATTCGGCTGCTCATTCTCCTGACGCTTACAATAGAAATTCTGGTGGTTCTGGTCATTATTTAAGAGTTAATCCATTTATGGTTGACCATAAAGCTGCTCCCGATCCAAATGATTCGGTATCCGGCTCGGCCCCTTGGAAGTTAAATGATTGGGATGGATATCAACAGTGGTTATCGGGATCATCATCCATTGGTGGGGCACAGGGTACTAATTTTGACATTACAGCTAAAGATGAAGATTCGTTTACCTTTGCTTTTACATATGCGGATGGATATACAAGAGATCCAGATAGTGTAAATCAACGACTTTATTATAAGAAGTGTTCGACTAGTGAGTGCGTTGATGGTTCGGGAGATCCAGATGATCCACGCAAAAGTGGAGGTTCTTCCACCGCGGGCCCGGCAGATGGATCGACTTACAAATTAGACAGCTTAGACCATTCTAGTTATTATATTTTTTGTATAAATGCTGAACATATACCTAGTGGTTCAGGTGCAACCGCAGAAAGTAAACCCTATGACTGTAAGGGTGCAGGTAGCCCATCCGACTGTAGCGGTTTAACCAGTTTCAGTTATGGACGCACACGAACAACATATGCGGAAGCTGCGGATGATGGAAAATATCTTATCAACACAACTGATCGACCATGTATTGCATATAATGTTGGGTTGGGGACTGAAATCAATGGTTGTTCTGGTGGCGAACATGGCAATACCTGTGATGACATTGTTTTTGGCGGCCACGATGCATGGGCTCGCGAGCAACTAGGCACTGATACCTATGTGTTTACGGATAGTGGATGTTCAAACTCATTAACTAGCACGATTTCTGGTAGCGGCGGGTGGTATATTGCAATTAGGACAGATCTAACACAGGGACAAGTCCGAACATTAAGTGCCCAGGGTCAGATAGGAGGTAGTCCTAACAACGACTGTTGCGCATAATTAACAATAGGATAGAAAGTTATATGAATGAACGATTACAAGAAATTAAACAGAATATTTTACAAGATACTAATGGGCTTCCCATATTGGTATATATTGTTGCAGAGGGGTGCCATGAACATCCGGCTGTTTTAGCTGAAGAAGTCAGAACAATGATTGGTGTTCATGGTTTGGATGTGACATTTTATACTATATGTTTAAATGAAAATTATATGCCATTCCCTCGACCGCTGACAAAAGTACTTTATTATTTTAAACCACATCATATTACTCCGATAATGTACAGAGTTGACCCTAACATTGTTGCTTTTTTTTCTCACGATGTTAATAATGTTAAACGTATAATTGATGGAGAAGCTCCTGATAGTGTTTTTTATTCTGAACAACAACTAGAAATAAATAAACAAACTGAAAATATGTTTCAAGAGGAACAGAAACAGTCTGATAAATTTCCTTCTAAATTAAGTATGATTCGTTCAGCAGCAAAACAATTTTATTATTCAGCGAAATCAGCAAAACAAGGATTGCCTGTATTTGTTTCTTCTGATATAGCTCAAGAAAGATATCAAACTTGTGAAGAATGTGATATGTTTGATAAAAATACTACAAGATGTAAAGAATGTGGGTGTTTTATGAGAGTTAAGGTTAATTTAGCAAATACTAAGTGTCCAATTGATAAGTGGGATTCCACAATTTGAGTGATATTTATAGTAAACCCCAACTATACTAATATGAGAAAGATAGCAATTTACGCCGGTCGGTTCCAACCCTTTCACAAAGGGCACGATTCTGCGTACAAACAATTGGTTAAAAAATTTGGAGAGGAAAATGTATATGTTGCAACTTCCGAACCCAAGGAAACTTCTGCGAGAAATCCATTTAAGTTTGGTGAAAAGAAACAGCTTATGACTGCTATGTTTGATATTCCATCAGAACGGGTGGTTCAGGTCAAAAATCCTTACAAACCAGTAGAAGTTCTTTCCAAATTTGATCCAAAAAAGACTGCTTTTATAACGGCAGTCGGTGAAAAGGACGGTGATAGACTATCTCATGGTAAATATTTCAAGAAATATGATGCTGACGATGAATTATCCCCGTATCAAGACAACGGATACTTTGTAACTGTACCCAATTTCAAAGTAGACAGTGATGTAATGTCTGCCACGAAGATTAGAGATAAAATGGGGAACCCTGCAATCTCTACTGAAGACAAAATCGACTTTTTCAAGAAATTATATGGAAAATTTGATCCAAAACTCTTCCGTATGATGAAAGACACCATCCAAGACCGTTCTGTAGAACCTGCAAAGTCGGCTGCACCGAAGAAAACGAAGCGTGATTCTTCAATTCTTAAGAAAAGGGTCACAAATCCCCAAACTAGAAGGGATATATTGGTCAGAACCGCGCTTCAATACGACAAAAATCACCCAGTTTATAAACTCGCTAAGAGAATGTTCGAACGGGGACCAATGAAAGAGGTGTTTGAGTCGGTAATGATTGAAAATGCTCTGATTGATCAATATAATTCGTTAGTTGATAATTTTATTGGTAAAAAAGGAAGTGATTATAAGATTGAGATGGGGGATTCACAAACAACCATTGAAGATAAGTGTAAAGAAGCATATAAACAGGGTGTATTTTATTATCCACTGGTTCATGCTCTTGGTACAGTCATAGAAGATGAAGAACCTGCTTTAGACGAGAAGGAAACCTCAACAGCCCGTGTAAGACGGTTCTATAAGAGACACCCAGAGAGAGTTAGACGGTATTTGAAGAAAACTCAAGATGATCGTGTGATTAGAAACCGTGATCGACAACGGGCAATCCGTAAACATGGTAAATCAAAGATGAAAAATCACGATGTTCATCATCCAAATGGTGTGAATGGTGGTAAATGGGTTCTTGCTAAGAAGGATCATGGCCGGGACAGAAAAAACCCGAAGAGTAAGTTAAAGAATGAGGTTTTTCTTGTAGAAGGTGGGGCCGCTGGCCACATGATGCACCCATATGAAGATATGGATTTGACGTTTGATGATTATAAAGAGATTATTGATCAAGGTCTTTTAGGTTCAATGGGTGATGAAAAGCCTGTTACAGAGAAATTAGATGGACAGAATATAGCATTTTCTGTTGTTGATAGTGAAATCAGATTTGCTAGAAATAAGGGACATGTGAAAAATGGTGGTGATAAGGCCTTGACAGTTAAGGGAATGATGGATAAATTTAAGGATAGAGGTGGTATTGAACGTGCATTTGTAGGAGCGGCCAGAGACCTTGAAACAGCTATTAAAGTTTTGCCAGACAAACAAGTTAAAGAAATGTTTGGTAATGGAAGTAAATTTATGTCTGTAGAAATTATTTTACCCGATTCTACAAACGTTATTCCTTATGACAAAAACGTTCTTGTTTTCCACGGTACTATTGAATATGATAGAGATGGAAAGCCAGTATCTTCAAGTCAGGATGATGCAAAAACATTTAGTGATCAACTTTTGAAAGTTGGTCAACAAAAACAAAAATTGTTCGGACTTCAAGGACCAAAGGTAATTACGTTTAATAATAAAGATATTAAAAAGATGGAAAAGAAGGCTAAGAAATTCCATAGAGACATTGATAGACTTAAAAGTGAGTTTGATTTAAAAGATGGTGATCTGGTTCGGGACTATTATGCTAAATGGTGGGAACGTGAGGTCAAAAAAGAGTTGGAACAAAAAGGACTGACAGCGGATGACGATACAATGGAAGGATTGGTTAATCGTTTTGCTTTTGATGACAAGACAATGCAATTAAAAGACATTAGAGATCCTGAAATTAGAAAATGGACATCTGAATATCAGAAAACCAGATTGCGTGATGTTAAAAAGGTTGCACAAAATCCATTTGAGATGGTATTCTTAAAGGTGGGTGCTAGTTCCTTGGAAAGAATAAAAGATTTCTTAGCATCAAACAACCCTGGCGCAATTGATCAGATTAGAAAGGAACTGAAGACAGCAATGAATTCAGTAAGAGCAGAAGATGTAAGTGATCAAGCAGAAAAATTAAGAAAGGAATTTGATAGATTAGAACAAGTTGGAATAGATAAGCTGGTTCCATCAGAGGGAATTGTGTTTATATATAAAGGACAGCCCTACAAATTTACAGGCACATTTGCTCCATTGAATCAAATTCTTGGTACATTTAAATTTGGTGGTAAACCAACTGGAGAGCCCGATGTTGGAGCGCCTGGAGCGCCTGCTGGAGCACCGGACCCCGAAAAGGATAAGGATTTTATAAAGAAATACTATAGTGATCGGGTCAGAAATCCAATGACGGGCAAGGACATCACAGTTCAGTCCGCGTTAACTTATGACAAGACACATCCAGTATATAATGTAGCAATTAGGTATTTATCAAGTAAAATGGGATAAGGTTATGAAGAAAAAAGAATTTGCAAAAGTTCAGAAACAAATTCACGACAAAATGAATAAGTATGCTGATAAGATTATTGTTGGTCAGTATACAGGTGAAAAAGAACCCGAACGAAAAGAGGGAGATTTGTGGCAAGATCGTGATGGAAAACAATGGACGGTTAAGAAAGGAATAAAACAATCTATAAGTCCCCTTCAAGATGCAAAAACTCCGTGGTGGTGTCCTGAGTGTGGGAAGACTATGGATAAACTTGATGTTAAAACATTTAGAGTTACTAGTCACTGTTATGATTGTGTTGCTAAGGAAGAAAGTAGATTGAAGATGGATGGTAAGTGGGATGACCATAGAGAAAAGAAAATTTTAGAAAATCAAATTGATTGGTTAAAGGATAGAATTGTAGAATTAACTCTTTATCACGATACCCTTTCAAATCCAGAAATTCAACACTTTGATCACAAAACTGGAGCGGTTTTGATGGTAGACAAATATTCAATACCACTTGATACGGTTAAGAAAGATATTAGGGCAGAAGTAGTTGGTATGAATAAATCGTTGAAAGAAAAAGAAAAAGAATACGAAGAGAAACATGGAGAGTTAAATGGGGTTGTTACAACTACTCAAAACTAATGTAAAGCTTGTTATAGCTGTTTTAATAACCGCTTCTGTTGCTGGATATATAACATCTTGGACAAAACAGTCTCAGATGGATCAATATATTGAAGAATATGAACAGTTTGAAGAAGATGCTGCGGTTGCTAGGGAGTTTGCAGATAGTCTTCAAGAGGAATTGGCCGAAAATGATCTTGAAGTTCAAGAATTACAAGATAGTATGATAGTAATTGTTTCTAATTTAAACACTAGTAAAAATAGAATTGCAGAGTTAGATAGAGAAAGACAAGAATTAAAAGCTCAAGTAACAGATAGTGTTTTAAATGAAACACCGCCAGAAGTTAGAGAGTATATTGTGGTGATGGAAGAAGAAAATGAAGAGTTAAAGGTTGCTCTCAGTGCTGCTGACTTGTTACAACAGAATTTAGAGAACCAAGTGGCACTATTAACAATGTCCCTTGATACTCAAACACTAAGAGCAGATTCTTTGTATACTATTGTTATGAATATTCCAGAAGCTCCGTCTAATCCAAATAAAGTTTTTGGGTTCATTCCAAAACCGTCACGAATACAATCCTTTTTCATCGGCGCCGCATTAGCTACCGTGGCCGCTTGGAAAATTTCTGAAAGCTTACACATCCATTAAGACATGACTGAGAATCTAAAAGATATTATTAAAAAAGAATATCTAAAATGTGCATTGGATTGTGAATATTTCCTAAGAAAGTATTCTTATATCCAAGTACCTAATAAGGGCCGCCAACTTTTTGAATTATATGATTATCAAGCAGAGGCTCTTGCTGCATTTCGGGACCACAAGTATAATATTGTTTTAAAGGGTAGACAGATTGGTATATCTACTCTTGTGGCTGGATATGCTTTGTGGAGAATGTTATTCAAACGAGATGAACAGATTTTGGTCATTGCTATTAAACAGGAAGTTGCTAAAAATCTGGTAACTAAAGTTAAGTTTATGCACCAACTGCTTCCTGTTTGGTTGAGGGGAGATCTTGTTGAAGATAACAAACTTACTCTCAGATTTGGTAATGGATCAACCATTAAAGCAACCGCAACCCGTGAATCCGCTGGTCGTTCGGAAGCTCTTTCTTTATTAATACTTGATGAAGCTGCTTTTATTGATGGTGCAGATGAAATATGGACATCTTCTCAGGCAACCCTATCTACTACAGGTGGTTCGGCTGTATTAGTTTCAACTGCTAATGGTGTTGGTAACTTTTTTCATAAAACATGGACAGAATCAGAAGCAGGAGAAAATGATTTTCATAGAACCCTGTATGATTGGAGAGTACATCCCAATAGGGATGAAGAGTGGGCTGAAGAACAACTTCGTCAAATGGGAGAACTTAGATTTGCTCAAGAACACGGTGCATCATTTATTTTCTCTGGAAATACTGTCATATCTGCAGAAATATTAGAATTTTATAAACAAACCTTTGTTCAAGAACCAGTGCAAGTTCGTGGATTTGATAATAATTTATGGGTATGGCAACAACCGGACTATACAAAATCGTACATTGTTGCGGCTGATGTAGCTCGTGGTGATGGAGAAGATTATTCCACATTTCATGTAATTGATGTAGATGCTTCTGAACAGGTTGCAGAGTATCGGGGTAAAATAACTCCAAAAGATTTTGGTAATCTTTTAGTAGCCGCTGCTACTGAATATAATGATGCAATTATTATCCCCGATAATTCAAATATTGGTTGGACTTCTATCCAACAAATTATTGATCGTGGATATGATAATTTGTTTTATATGAGTAAAGATTTACAATATGTAGATACTATGCACCAAATGACGAGTAAACACTATTCAGAAGAAAAGAAAATGGTTCCTGGCTTTACAATTTCTCAAAAAACAAGACCTTTATTGATTGCTAAATTAGAATCATATATGAGAGAACAATCAATTACAATTCGTTCATCTAGAATGATGACAGAATTGGATACATTTATTTGGAAAAATGGAAAAGCAGAAGCTTTGGGTGGATATAATGATGACTTAACTTTGGCTTTAGCAATTGGGTTGTGGGTAAGAGATACCGCTTTACGGTTAAGATTAGAAGGAATAGAATTGAATAAACAAATGTTAAATAGTATTTCTGGTAAATATACAAAGGCTGTATTTACTTCTGATTCACAAAAGGAAAAAGATGCTTGGGAACTTGATGTCGGCCAGGAAAAGGAAGATATAAGATGGTTACTGGGTTAAGAATACTACTTATAATATAGAAAGACATTTACAGATAAATACATAATGGTAATGGATATGGATAAGGAAACTTTAATTACAATTATTCGCGAAGAGATTCAGAATGTTCTCCAAGAAAGAGACATGACTGATAGTGAAATAAAAGATCGGGAAGATATTGTTTTGAATTTGAAAAAGAAAGCTAAAGATCTTAAAAAGAGATATGGAAAAGATTGGAAGACCGTTATGTACAAGATTGCAACATCAACCGCAATGGGTAAAACGCCCGACGATAGGGATAAATAAAAATGCCACATATTAGATTAATGGGATTGGTTGACATTCCCGCACTTGGACAACTTAATGATAAAGATAAAGAAGCATATGCCCGTCGCGGTTGTGAAGGCTTTTCCAAATCTGGATTAGATTGGTCACCAACACCGGATACTGATGATCACAAAGTGGGGTCAGAACTTGCTACAGACCGGGCAGGAGAAATTCAGGCCGAAGATGCAGAAATTACAGAACCTATTGTGGAAGGAATGTATGAAGGTGAAGAAGGTGAGGGCCTTGACAACCGTCCCTTAAAGTCTTATATTATGTCTATACATAAACAGGCATCGGAACTCTATAATATATTAGATGATACCGAAGATCCCGAAGAGTGGGTTATGGAAAAAATTAAAGGTGCTACTGCAGCAATGAATGCAATTCATGGTCATATTTCTTATGCAAAAGATAAAGTAGAATCGTTAGAAGGAACCCCTGGGGAGAAGCCACAAGAAAGAGGCTATTAGAAGCTCATGGCAGACACATCCGTATTTAAAAGATTAAGACGGCTCTTTTCTACTCAAGCAGTAGTTAGAAACATTGGTGGTAAGAAATTAAAAGTATCTGATACTTCCCAACGCCAATCCTTTGGTACCAGAAATATCATTGACCGTTATAAAAGGGTTTATAGCGCGGGTCAATATGGATATTCGGCGCAAAGTAATTACGACACCTATTCTTCATTCCAACAAGCAAGAATGCAATTATTCCGTGATTATGATTTAATGGATCACGATCCCATCATAGCATCAGTTCTTGACATTTATGCTGACGAATCAACGGTTAAGAATGAATTTGGTGAAATGATTTCTATTAAATCAGAAAATGATGAAATTCAAAATGTTTTGAGTAATCTTTTTTATGATATTTTGAATGTAGAATTTAATCTCTGGCCTTGGACAAGAAATATGTGCAAGTATGGAGATTTCTTTTTATATTTGATGTTAGATCCCGAATATGGGGTTAGTAATGTAATTCCTCTTTCTGTTTATGAAACTGGAAGAATAGAGGGGGATGAAGAAACTATGAACCCGTTCAATGTGAAATTCAAAGTTGATACTCAATATTCTTTCTTACCAAAAGATGAATTTGACAATTATGAAGTTGCACATTTTAGACTTCTTTCTGATTCAAACTTTATGCCTTATGGCAAATCTATGATTGAAAACGGAAGAAGAATTCATAAACAACTTCGTTTAATGGAAGATGCGATGTTGATTCATCGAATTACGAGGGCTCCCGATAAGAGAGTTTTCAAAGTAGATGTTGGTAATATTCCACCCGCAGAAATTGATAATTATATGGAGCGGATTATTGATCAAGTTAAGAGACAGCCTTTAGTTGATGCTAAGACTGGCGAATATAACATGAAATTTAATATGCAAAATATTTTAGAAGATTTTTATATGCCAGTTCGTGGAAAGGATTCGGGAACAGAGGTTAATAATCTTTCAGGTCTTACATTTAATGCTATTGAAGATGTTGATTATCTGTTAAGAAAACTTATGGCCGCCTTTAAGGTTCCTAAGTCTTTTATTGGATATGAAGAAGATATAAGTGGTAAGGCTACATTAGCTGCACAGGATGTTCGTTTTGCTAGAACTATTGAAAGAATTCAACGAATTGTGGTTAGTGAATTAAATAAGATAGCAATTATTCATCTTTACATTCTTGGATATAGAGATGAAGAATTGGTTGATTTTAGTTTGTCATTAACCAACCCATCTATGGTTTATGAACTAGAGAAGATTGGTCTTTGGAAAGAAAAATCAAGTCTTGCAGATCAATTGGTTGCGGGTAAATTTATGTCTCGCGAGTGGATATACACGAATATCTTTGAACTTTCAGATGAAGATGTTATTATTGAACAAGATAAAGTTCTTGATGATGCAAAATTTGAGGGCACGGTTCAAAAAGTTACCCAAGATACTATTAATCCTCCACAACCAGAAATGGGTGGTGAAGAGGGCCCGCCAGGTGAAATGCCTGCAGAAAATACAGATTTATATGATGCAGAACAAAGTTTGGATGATGTTCAAAAATTAACAACAAGTAAAAAGAAAATGGGCCGGCCGCCGGAAGGACACAAATATGGATCAGATAAAGATAAGCTTGGTCGTGATCCGCTAGGATATAAAGAAATCCTAGCAGCTATGGATGTGTTGCCAAAAAATAAGAAAAATGGAAAATCTTATGTTCATCCTGGCTTAAAAGAGTCTTTAAAGGACTTGGATAGCTTTATTGACACTCCAGATCCTAAGATTTTGAAGGATTAATTGTTTTTAAAATTATAGACAATATTTAATATATAGACTTACTATGGGAAACCTATGAGCATAAAACATAGCAAATATAAGAACACCGGAATTCTTTTTGAATTATTGACGCGACAAATTACATCTGATATTTTGTCCGGTAAACAAAATCCGAAGGCCATTCCCATACTTGAAAAATATTTTAATAGAAATGAAGAGTTAGGAAAAGAATTAGTTCTTTATTTATCCTTTTTTAATGGAAAAAAGTTAACCGAAACTAAGTCTTTAGATTATATAAATATTTTGGTCGAACAAAGAAAGAAGTTAGACAATCGTAAGTTAAAGTTAGAAAAGTATAATTTAGTCAAAGAGATTAAAGAAAATTATGATTTAGGGAAATTTCTTTTTAATAGAGTTCCTTCTTATAAAATCTATGCTTCCATTTATAAGAGTTTTGAATGTGCTGTTCAAGGATATACATATGAAAATGTCCGTGAACTCAGTTCAGCTAAATATACATTAGTTGAATATCTCTGTGGGGAGACTGAAAATAAGAATATTGTAATTGAAAGTGAAGTTGTAAATACACTAAGAGAACAAGAAGAAGATTTGAGATTGTTGACTTATAGATTAATTCTTGAAAAGTTCAATAAGAAATATAAGAAGTTAAATGAAAATCAAAAGAATCTCTTAAGAGAATTCTTGAATAAGGGAACGGATACAAGTCATATTTTACAGTTAGCTAAAAATGAAGCTAAGAGACTTTCTGGTTCTATTGATAAGAAAATTGAATTTGTTCAGAATGATGTTCAAAGAATTAAACTAACAGAGATTAGAAATCAATTAAATAATTTTGAATCGCTTAAATATATTAAAAATAATCATCTGACCGCTTTGATGATTGGTTATGAGTTGGACAGTCAATTAAACAACTTCCAACCCCATGAATGAAAAGCATTTTAGAGAACTCATTAGAGAAGTAATTCGAAGAGAGTTAGATGAGATGACCGCGACGGGGGCCGTTGCTGGTTTTGAAACTCCTCACGCGTTTGCGGGAAAGTCTGCAAAAAATAAAAAGAGGATAAAAGATATTGCTGAAAAGCTTGGGTGGAAATTAACTGCGCGCGGTAAAGAAGCTCTTAATAGAAAAGTAGATGAGATGATCAGTGAAGGAACCTCTAAATATTATAAATTTAGAAATGATCAAGAAAAAACGGCTAGACAAAAAATTGGACTATCAATTCGTGAGGCAAAAAAGGCATTGGGGTTTGTTAATGCTCAATTAAAAATTCTATCAAGATATAAAAATGAGTTTGGATATACAGCGGAAAGTTACTGGAAGAGAACATTAAAAGATATTTATAAAATTGAAGAGAGAATTACAAAAATTTCTCAAAAACTTAGAGAGTTAAAAACATGAGTCAACTTTTAGTAGAACAAAATCTTCTATATTATGATAATGAACTTATCAAAGAAGCTCACAATTCAAGTAAGCCTCTTGTTTTACGACATGTTACTCTACAACAGGCAAATTCAAAAAATCAAAATGGTAGAATTTATCCAAGAAGGATTTTAACAAAAGAGGTAGTTCGATACCAAAAGGAATTTGTTGAACAGAATCGTGCTTTGGGTGAATTAGATCATCCCGAAAGTCCAATAGTTAATTTAAGAAATGTTTGTGCTAATGTTACTAAAATTAATATGAATGGAGATTCTGTAGTAGGAGATATGCAAATTCTCTCAACTCCAGCTGGTAACATTGTTCGTGAACTGGTTAAAAATAACATTCGGCTTGGTGTAAGTAGCCGCGGCGTGGGCAGTGTAAAAAATGTTAATGAAGATACTCTTGAAGTTCAAGAGGATTATAGTTTAATTTGTTTTGATGTAGTTTCCAACCCATCGACGCCAGGCGCGTTTATCAACGAAAGCCTTGATCCCATCCCCCAACTTGTGGTGAATATAGATTCTTTGATTTATGATTTCTTAGCAGAAATAAAATGAACACGAATCGGGTCGTTCTTCGTAGACTAGGAACTCTTCTTAAGGAAGCATCTTATACCAAGAAAGTTTTAGAAACATTAGGTAAAGCTGCTACTGATACATTAGTAAACAAGTTGATGTCCGATGAAAATTTTGATTTGAAGGGATTTTTTGAAACTCATAAGAAAATCTACGAATCAGAAAGATTGGAAAGAAAGATACATCAATTGTGTGAGAAAAAAATCGGTGGAAACTGCGGGGGCGAGTCTGTAGATGCGTTTTCTGCTTTTATGGTTTCCAAGGTCTTGAAAAGTCTTACCGATGAACAAAAATCCCACCTTTTATCAAAACCCATTAGAGAGATTATAGCCATTTCTTATAAATTGGCCGCACGAACGGAGTTTTAAAATGAATGTTCGTGATGTAATGAAATCATTCCACATTCAAGATACTCTTAATACGAATGTTTGGGAAGAAGATAAGACTTTAAATAAGAATGTAAGAAAGATCTTATTAAAGGTATCTCAGAAGTTTATTAAAGATTGGAATATAGATAAAAAGGTTAAAATTCAAGATATTAGATTTACAGGTAGCTTAGCAGCTTACAATTGGTCAAAATATTCTGATATAGATTTACATATTATTGTTCAGTATAAAGATCTTAATAAGGATCTAAATCTGGTTTCAAGATTTTTTACTTTAATGAAAGCATATTGGAATATCAAACACGATATTAAAATTAATGGATATGAAATAGAAGTATATGTAGAAGACATGTCGGAAAAACATACAGCAACAGGACTTTATTCGGTTTTAGAGGATAAGTGGATAAAAGAACCAGAACCAACCGATGCTGTTTTTGATGAAGATGATGTTTTGACAAAATCAAAATACTTCTTTGATTTATATAATGATATTTTATTAAAGAAGTATAAGGAAGGAAAATACTCAGAGGTTATTCGGGTAATTGAAAAGACAAAAGAAAAGATTAGAAATATGAGAAGTTCTGGCTTAGCTAGAGGCGGGGAGTTTTCTACTGAAAATTTAGTTTTTAAGGTTTTAAGAAGAACTGATCTTCTGGGAAAAATGAATGATTTAATTACAAAGTCTACAGATAAGAAATTATCTGAAACGAAACAGATGTAAGGATGGTGATGGTGTTTGTAAAAGTTACAGGGAATAATCTCCAAAAAGCTATTGGGATTTTTAATAAAAAAGTAAAGCAAGCAGGTATAGTTCAGGAGGTTTATCGTAGACAGGAATATTTAAAACCTTCTATAAAACGAAAGTTAAAAAAAGAAGAAGCCATCAAAAAAAGAATTCGTGAAGAGAAGAAAAAAAGAAATAAGAAAAAATACAATAAATTTTAATTTTTCTAAAATATAGATGATATATATTAATAAGAGTACGCCTAATGTTAGGCGGTTTTTTGCATTACATATACTACCAAATAAAGACTCAAATAGTCTTTTAAACTATAAGGGGTTTAAAAATGGCAGAATTTACAAACGATTTACTCAAGGAAGCTATTGCTGATGCAGAGCAAGTTCGCGAAACCGCTATTGCAAATGCAAAGCTACAGCTTGAAGAGTCAATCGCACCTACCATTAAGGCAGAATTAACAAAAGCTCTTTCGCAATCAGAAGAGGAAGTCCAAGAAACCGTTCAGGAAGCTGAAGAGGTTGACGAGGCTCACGACCCAAAGGGTGCAGAAGCCAATGACTTTGCTGAGGTTGGAGAGGGCGTAGAGTCTGTAGATGAAGATTCAGAAGTTGAAATCGTCAATGAGGACGAAGTTTCAGAAGAGACTGAAGAAATTTCGGAAGAAATTGAAGAGGACGATGAGGTCGAGTCGGTGGACGAGATTGATATTACCGTCCGCGGTGCCACAACTACTGTTAGTGGACCGGAAATTAGTGCACCCGTCACGGAAGAGGATGAGGAAGACGAGGAAGAAGAGGATGTGGAAGATCTGGATGATGAGGAAGCTGAAGAGGACGAGGATCTTGAAGATTTAGACCTTGAAGCTATTATCCGTGAACTTCAAAGGGAAGTCGATGCACTTAGTGAAGATGATGATGATTGGGACGATGAAGAAGAGGAAGAAGAAGTTCCCTCGCCTGAAGAAGATGAAGAGGACGAGGAGGAAGTTGAAGAAGGAGATGAAGAGGAAGAAGTTGAAGATGAAGAGGATGAGGACGAGGAAGAAGTTGAAGAAGACCTCGACTTAGACGCTATTCTTCGTGAAATTGAGGCCGAGATGTCTGATGAAGATGACGCCGAACTGGCCCAGGAAAATACGAGACTACAAGGTGAGCTGGACGAATATCGTAAAGCTGTTGAATTGCTACGCGGAAAGCTCAATGAAGTCAATCTTCTAAATGCTAAGTTATTGTTTACAAATAAGTTGTTTAAAGGTAAGGAACTATCACAAGACCAGAAAATTCATGTTGTCGAGACATTTGATCTTGCTACGACAATCCGTGAAGTGAAACTTCTCTATGCTACATTAGCAGAAGCTACGATTAATGTTCCTACTAAACAGAAGAAGCAAACTACTTCCTCAACGGAAGTTGTTGCTGAAGGAATTGCTTCAAAGGTAGTTGGTAGCACTGCTCCAACGACTGAGGTTCTAGAAGAAGATCAATTTGCCGGGTTTAGACAAAGAATGAAACAACTAGCCGGCATTAATATACTTTAACATTATTAATGGAGATTGAATAATGAGTGATGTTTCGAGCTTTTTAAACGAAGCCACTACAGCTCATAAACAACTCACCGATGCGGCCAGAAGCATGGCTGATAAGTGGGAAGACTCTGGCCTTCTGGATGGATTGGAAGGACACGAGCGTAGTGGTATGGCTGTTCTGCTTGAGAACCAAGCGGGTCAGCTTCTAAATGAAGTATCTTCGATAGGTAATGAGTCGTGGTCAGGTGTGGCTCTACCTCTCGTTCGCAAGGTTCTGGGGCAGATTGCTGCCAAGAACTTTGTATCGGTTCAGCCAATGAACCTTCCTGCTGGGTTAGTCTTTTTTATGGACTTCCAGTATGGAACGGCAGTTGGTGACCGCACTTCTGGCGATTCCATTTATGGAATTACCAGTGGAAGTGGAACCTTACCACGCACAGGTTTATATGGTGCTGGTAGGTTTGCTTATTCAGTGAACGATCAGACGGTAACAGGTCTTACAAACGTGGCGATTAGAACCGCTTCTGCTGCTGACCTGAACTATGAGACAACTTCGTCTTCGACCGTTTACATGATGCACCAGATTTCAGGTTCGTCAATTGCTTCGAACGCTGATCTTAAAGCTTGTCGGTCGTTCGTTCCTTCGGGATCGGTCGCTGACTTTGGTGCTTGGTTGCCACAATTTACGAAGCTCACCAACGGTGGAAGTGTTGTTCAGTTTGTTGTACCTTACGGGGCCGCAGCAAATCTCGCAGCTATCACCTATAGTGTAGAGCCAACGATTGCAGCACGGGGTGATTTTGAGGATACGGATGGAAGTACTGATCTCGCTATTCCTGAAATTAATCTGTCGCTACGGTCAGAGACTATTGCAGCTAAGACGCGTAAGCTGAAAGCTGTATGGTCGCCAGAACTCGCACAGGATCTTAACGCTTATCATAGTGTTGATGCTGAGGCTGAGTTGACAGGTATGTTGAGTGATCACATTTCGTTAGAAGTTGATTTGGAGATCCTAGACATGCTTATCGTTGAAGCAACCACAACCGACTACTGGTCGGCTGAGATTGGCAAGGTTTATGATGCAGGAACAGCTGCTTTCGCGGCTACTCCTTCTGCTGGTACTGCCTGGACTAATATGACTTGGTACCAGACGCTTGGACAGAAGATGCAGAAGGTTTCGAACCGAATTCACCAGCTCACCCTTCGTGGTGGTGCTAACTTCGCGGTTGTTTCACCAACCGTTGCTACGATTCTTGAAACCATCCCAGGTTTCATGGCTGGCACAAACGGTGACGCGCAGGAATTTGCTGCTGGCGTAACTTCAGTTGGTTCGTTCCAGAATCGTTATACGATTTACAAGAACCCGTATATGGTAGAGAATGTTGTTCTATTGGGCTACCGCGGGCCTAACTTCTTAGAGACAGGGGCGGTATATGCACCGTATATTCCGTTGATCATGACACCTCTAGTGTATGATCCGACTAACTTCACACCGCGCAGGGGCGTTATGACCCGTTACGCGAAGAAGGTAGTCCGTCCTGAGTTCTTCGGGAAGATCATCATCGACCGCTTGGAGCTAATCTAAGTTAGTTGATGATATTACCTTCGGGTAGATAGTAAAAAGAGGGTGGGGCTTCGGCCCCACCCTTCTTTTTTTGTAGTAACTCCATCATATTTATAGATATAATAATATGTTCGGAGGAAACTAATGACCTATAAACCATTAATGATAATTGCTACACTTCTTATGTTGTTCCCCACCCAAGCATTTTCGCAGGATTGGGTCCGCCGTCTCGCTTATGTAGATCGTCCAGATAAACTTGTTGAACGAGTAATGGAAGACGAACCAATAACATATACGAGAGATGTTGCACCAATTCTTCAACAGAATTGTCAGATATGTCATCGGGCGGGATCTGTTGCTCCTATGTCTTTTATTGAATTTCGTGATGTTCGCCGTTATGCTCGTAGAATTAAAGATCAAGTTGCTAGACGGTTAATGCCTCCGTATCATCTTGATACAGGAGTGGGTATTCAAGAAGTCAAGAATGATTGGAGATAGTACTGAACCGCTTTCGCTTAGTGCACCAGAGGTAGCTACAACCTAAATCTCATGTACATATTAGTTTTTTGTCAAGAGTAACCATAATTTCGTTGGTAATAACATATACAGCTGCCTCCGAATTAAGATTTGCATTCATTCTACCGTGTTTTGTTAACACATCAGCAATGCGTTGTCTTACAATCTTTTGTTTTCTATCTTCTTCTTTGATAAATTTTTGATAATCTAACATAACTATTCTCCATTTCCAAGTGATCGTTTGATTACACCTTTTGCTATTTGATGGGCAGGGTGTGTTTCGCCGTATTTAAGTGCAGTTTTAATTAATATCTGGTTACCAGTATTAGGATTTGTTACTCTTTGTTTTAATAATTGTGCTAATTTACCTACATTTTTACCTCTTTTTTTAGTAGGATCTTCTTTTTCATATCCTTGGATAAGTGGTTCATATTCTGATTTAGGAACTAAGTGGGTTTGCAGATCAACATTTAGATCTTTGGCGATTCCTTTAACTGCATCTACATTTTTTTCGTGGTCATCAAAGAATCTAACTGTGGTATAACCTTCTTTTTTGATTTTATTAGTTATATAGTGTGATTTTGCTCGTGGGCTTGCCGATTGTACACCCTTGATTCTGACATCCTTGGTAATTCCTATTGATTTCAGATATTTAGCAATTTGTTTTTCACTACCAATGCCTCTTGCAGTGATGATAGTTACATCGGCGTCTGGGTGTTTTATTGCTTTTTTGAATAAGTCCATATACTTTTTAACTGGTTTTGGATCTTTTATCTCCGAAAACTCTGAAAAATCAAATTCGTCGCCATCTTTTTGTACATACCCAGCATAATCATATGGAGTTAACTGACTAACTTCTCCATCATTATGTTTTACAATAACCTTAGAATTTGAGACTACTAGAGTATTGTCAAAATCAAAAGCATATAGGGTTTTTGCCATTTTATGAATTCCGTAATATATATTTGGTTATACATAAATAGTCTTCTTAAGGTTAACCTACTATTTATAGTCAGGAAAATTGCACAGAGAGAATATTAATGGCAACCACACCAGAATACATTTCCTATGATGGTAATCCAACAAACCCAAATGGATTAACTCCTTTTGCTATCTTTGATAGTGAATCTCTATTTCAGACGGATGGTCCAAAGGTTGCAAATTTTGTAGCAACTCGTTTGGGTTATCCTATAATGGATGTAGAACTTCAAGATCAACAAATTTATGCGTGTTTGGAAGAGTCGATTATTGAATATGGAAAACAGGTAAATCAATTTAGAATTAGAGATAATATGTATACCCTTATGGGGACATCTACTAATGATGAGATTACCCAAAAAAATATTGCAGCAACTCCACTGGACCAAGTAGTTCGTTTGTCTGGTGATTATGGTACCGAAGCATTATCAGGCGGCCCCACAGAATTGAAGAGAGGATATATCACTGCTTCTGCTAATACAGCTTCTTATGATTTGAATGCTTTGTGGGCAACTCCAAGTGAGAGTGGTGATCCAATTGAAATTAGAAAGATATATCACAAAGGTGCCCCAGCTATTTCTAGATATTATGACCCATTTGCTGCCACGGGTTTGGGTATTACAAATTTATTTGCTGAATTTGGATTTGATGATTATTCTCCGGCGATTACATTTGTTATGATGCCAGCTTATGAAGATATGCTTCGTGTTCAAGCTATTGAAATTAATGACACAATTAGAAAAAGTATTCATTCATTTACACTTTCTAATAATAAACTTAGAATTTCACCAATTCCAAAAAAGTCCTATGCAATCTTTTTTGATTATTATCTTAAGAATGAAAAGACAGGATCACAGGTACAATCCGGCAGTGTTAATGAATTTGTGAGTGATGTTTCAAATGTTCCAATGTCTCATATTAAATATGGAAATATTAATTCGGTTGGAAAAGTTTGGATTTTTAAATATACATTAGCTCTTGCAAAAGAGGTTCTTGGACTTATTCGTTCTAAGTATCAGTCAGTTCCTATTCCAAATCAAGATATTAGGATGGACGGGGATATGCTTAGGAGAGAAGCTGTTCAAGAAAAACAAGAATTAATTAAAGAATTACAAGAAACCTTAGAGAAGTCTGGATTTCATGCACAGATGAAAGCGCAAGCTGAAGCTGCAGAACACCAAGGACAGATTCTTCAGAAGGTGCCTATTCCAATTTATATAAAGTAACATGGCTAAATTTGTTTCCAATAGAGATTTTGAATTTTTTCAACATATCAATAGGGAGATTAGTGCGGAAGTTGTTGATACGGTGGTTGTTTTATATAAACTAAATCTCGACTATGTGAATACAAATATCTATGGGGAATCTACTGAAAAGATTTCTTATACTGGTGTGGAAGTTCCTTCCTTTGTTGATTATCAACCAAATGCAGCCATTAGTGACGGATTTGGAATTGATCAAATTCAAGAAGCAGAATTTAGATTTGTCCGAAGGATACTTCAGGAACGACATATTTATCCAGAGATCGGCGACATTGTTGGATATAATGATGCATATTATGAGATTGATAATATTAGGGAAACCCAGTTAATAGCGGGAAGACCTGCATATAATCAGTCAATTATATGTCAAACACATCTGACAAGAAGAAGTAATATTCAAATTGAACCTAGACAGATATGACCAATTTAAGAACTGACGCAGATAATCCTGAGACACATAGAAATCGTGGATTAGATACCCAAGCAGAGGAATCATCAAATATTTCTGTTTCTTTGGTAGATATAGATACTGCGATTATAAAATATATGGACGATGTTATTCAACCATTTGTTACTCAGGACGAACTTAAAGTTTCAGTTCCAATTCTATATGCAAATCCAGAACGTTGGAAAAGTACAAGAAAAGATGGTGTGTTTAGAGATGTAAGGGGAAAATTACAAATTCCTCTTATTATGATCAAAAGAGATAGTATTAGAAAAAATACTTTAAATAACCCAGTTAATAAATATTTGGAAAGGGATTTTCATTCTACAACATGGAATTCTAGAAACAAATATGATCGGTTTGCTTTACAAAATGGTGTTACTCCCAGTAAAAGATTTGTCACTGTGATGTATCCAGATTTTTATGATGTGGAATATAGTTGTATGATTTGGACAGAATATCAGCAACAGATGAATGGTTTGGTAGAACAGATATCTTTTGAGGTTGAGAATTACTGGGGTGAGGAGGATAAATTTAAATTTAAAACAAGTGTAGAAGAATATAGAAATTCTGTAACACTGCCCCAAGGGTCAGATCGTTTGGTACGGTCTGAGTTTAGGATGCAAGTTAAAGCTTATCTGTTACCGAAGAATACTATAGATAAACATGGAAAACCAGTGGATACTAACATGGTTAGATTTTCAAATAAAAAATTAGTAATTTCTGAAAAAATTGATTCTACCCTCGGCCTTTAAATTTGATTTTGAGATTTAAAACACATATTTATACTACGAGGTGGGATAACTCCCCGCCATACGGTTTTCATAAAAAAGGGTTATATTATGAACAAAATTACGGAAGAAGAATTACAGAATGTTAAAGATGGTCGTGAGAAGGTATCGACCATAGCTGAATATTTAAGTGAATTAGTTCTTCAACAGACGGTTTTAGATAATTTGGTTAAGAATACAAAACAAGAGTTTTTGGATTCGGTTTCGGATGAAGAAGATTATTTCGCTGAACTTAATAAGAAGTACGGTGAAGGGTTACTGAACATAGAAACAGGTGAGATTGAAACTTCTTAACGGAGATTAAGATATGGCAGAGCGTGTAGTTAGCCCCGGCGTATTTACCCGCGAACGAGATTTATCTTTCTTAGAGCAAGGTGTGGCTAACATCGGTGCAGCTTTTGTTGGCGTTACTCAGAAAGGTCCAGCATTCGTTCCAGTGATTGTCGATACCCAGAATGAATTTGAAAGTAGATTCGGTAAAGCAGACGAATACAGTTATCTTGGATATACTGTTCAAAATTATTTACAAGAAGCACAATCAGCAACCGTGGTTCGTGTTCTTGGATTAGGTGGCTATCAAAAAACAGTAGCTAAAACCGCTGCGTTAGTTGTTAGTGACGCGTCTACTTCGGACTCTGAGAGAGTATTGGCTGTTTTCCATCCAACTACTAGTGGGTCAGCTATCACTGCAGCTTCAGTCACGCTTGGGGATGGTGCTGCTAAGTTTACCGACATGACCATTGCATTGACTACTTCGAATGGTGTTGAAACTTGGTCAGGAGTAAATGCTTCTGGTTCAAGTGCTAATAGTATAGCTAATTCAATAGGAACTAATCCATATTCAACGAAAGGGGCATATGTATATTCTTATTTCCCAGATGCAACCGATGGATTAAACGGTGGCATCGCGGAAGCGGATACCCGGGCGAGTCCAGCTAATTCATCCGCTCAATTGGACTTCACTGGTGTAGATTATAGTAACGCATCAACGCCGTGGATTCGTTCACAAGCAATTGGTGGTACACGAACTAATCTCTTTAAGGTTCATACTTTGGCTGATGGTTCAAATGCAAATAAAGCTGTTAAGATTTCAATTCAATCTATTAAATATCGAGTGACAGATGGCGAGTTTGGTACGTTTACATTATTGGTTAGAGCTGGTGATGATACCGATGCTAATACAGAAGTTTTAGAAGATTATCGGAATCTAACTCTCGATCCAAATAGTTCAGACTTTATTGCTAGACGGATCGGAAACAGCGCTCCATATACAGATGATGTAACCGCTGAAACTTATTATCAAGGAGATTATTCAAACCGAAGTAGATATATTAGAATTGAATTAAGTGAAGATATGCTTACTGGTAATTTGTCAGAACTTGCACTACCTTATGGGTTTGCTGGTGTGAGTGCACCATATCTTGTTGCCTCCTTCGGCGCCCACGCCACAGTCAAACCAAGGGTAATTCAAACTGTTTGGTCCGATGGAAATGCTCTTGGAACAGTTACGTCTGATGTGGGTTATGCCGCTGGTCAACAACGGGATGCTAAGAAATTCTATGGATATGACTATACTGCTACGAACCACACAAACCAAAGTTATCTTGCTCCCCTTCCAACTGGACACACAGCCGTAAGTTATGCTCCATTGCCGGGAGTAGTGGTCGGTTCCGCTACTACAGCTGTAACCGAATTCTCACTTGATAATATAGCGGATGGTGGCTCGATTACAGCCGCCGAAGTTGAAGGAACTAATTTGAGTATTTCAAATACAGATCATCAGCTATATCGTAAGTTTACAGTTCCGATGCAGGGTGGATTTGATGGACACGCACCACATCGTGAAAGAAAAATGGGCACTTCTATTGTTGCTAGCAACACGCAAGGATTTGATTTAACAAATTCCACATCTTCCGGTTCAGTAGCCTATAAACAAGCTATTGACGCAATTAAGAATCCCGAATCATTTGATATTAATTTGTTAGTGATTCCTGGGGTTAACTACGAACAACACCCATATGTTACTCAGTACGCAATTGATGTATGTGAGGATAGACAGGATTGTTTCTATATTATGGATCTGGTAAGTTATGGCGCAACTATTTCGACAGCCAATTCAACGGCAGCATTACTTGATACAAATTACGCTGCTGGTTGGTATCCGTGGGTTAAAGTCTTAAATAGTAA